GACCGCTCTATCCGACCTCGTCGGCGCTCTGCAGGCGGAAATGGCTGTTCTGCGAGCCGAGTTGAAGGCTCACAAGGCCGCCAAGGCGGGAGTCGTCCACAAATGAGCCTTCAGACCATGCTCACCGAACAAGCGACCATCTACGAGCCGGCGTTCGATGCTCTCGACGCCTACGGCAATCCGCAGCCCGGCACCGAAACCTCGGCCAGCTGGCCGGCCCGCCTCGAACAGCTCTCCTCCGACGAGATCGTCCGCGACCGCGACACTGTCGTGGCCGACTGGCGCCTGTTCCTCCCGCCCGGAGCGTCCGTGTCGCAGTTCGCCCGGGTCGAATCCGCCGGCCGCCGATTCGACGTGTGGGGCGACCCGATCGAACAACGCACCCCGAGAGGTGTTCATCATCTCGAAGTCAAGCTCCGGAGGGTGACGTAGATGGCGACCCCGACCGTCGATCTCCTCCCCGGGAAACTCAACGTGAAGGTGAGCCGGGGAGACACCGACGGCATCCCCATCGACATCACCGAAGGCGGTGTCGCCGCCGACCTCACCGGTCGCACCTACGCCGCCCAGCTCCGCCGCTCGCCGACCGCTGCCACCGCCATCGACATCACCGTCGACACGACCGACGCCGCCACTGGCCGGCTCGTTCTTCGCCTCGAACCGGCCGTCACCGAAACTCTCTCCGGTGATTACCAGTGGGACCTCCAACAGACCATCGGCGGCACTGTCCGCACGATCCTGGCCGGGAAATGGACCTTCGCTCCGGATGTGACCCGTGAGTGACCCAGTCGCCGTCGTCGAAATCGACGAAACCGAAGTCACCGTTACGGTCTTCGACGGCGTCGGGGTCGCTGTCGAGGGGGTCGGCGCTGTCGGCCCGCCGGGATCCATTGGCGCGACCGGCCCGACCGGTCCCGTAGGCGCAACTGGCCCGACAGGACCGGCCGGCGCCACCGGACCGACCGGACCCACCGGGCCGACGGGAGCGGCCTCCACCGTCGCCGGCCCGACCGGCGTGACAGGTGCGACAGGTCCCGCGGGGTCGGCTGGTCCCCAAGGCGCGACCGGGGTAACAGGCCCAACGGGACCCGCTGGCCCCACCGGTGTAACCGGCCCGGCCGGTGTCGGCGCAACCGGCGCCACGGGCCCACTTGGCGCGACCGGGCCTACAGGTCCCGTCGGTGCGACAGGCCCCACGGGCGTGACAGGTCCCGCCGGGCCTGCCGGCCTTGAGTGGCGTGGCGCCTGGAACGCGGAGACCGCCTATGTCGAAGATGATGCCGTCGGGTTCGATGGTGCGTCATGGTTCGCCATCGCTCCGTCGACCGGCGACCAGCCGGACATCTCTCCGGTGTCGTGGGCGCTGCTCGCCGCCGAAGGCGCCGTCGGTGCTACCGGACCGGTCGGCGCGACAGGCCCCGCCGGAGCGGTCGGAGCTACCGGACCCACCGGTCCTGCCGGCGCCACCGGACCGACCGGGCCGGCCGGGGCCGATTCGACTGTCGCAGGCCCCGTGGGGCCTACCGGTCCGGCAGGTCCCACGGGTCCAACCGGGGCAACGGGTCCGACTGGTCCAGCTGACTGGACCGTCGTTGACGCCAAAGGCGACCTCATCGTCGCCACGGCCGCGGACACGGTCGGAAGGCTGGCGGTCGGTACCAACGGCCAGCTCTTAACAGCCGATTCGGCACAAGCCGCCGGGATCAAGTGGGCGGACGCTCCTGCCTCCGGTATCCAGGCGACGTTGTTCGACGCCAAAGGCGACCTGATTGTGGCGAGCGCGGCCGACACCGCAGCCCGCCTCGCTGTCGGCACTAACGGCCACGTTCTCACGGCCGATTCGGCCGAGACCGGCGGGGTGAAGTGGGCCGCACCTTCAGGCACTCCTGTATGGGCCCCCTATACCCCGGCGCTGACCGCAGCGACGACCAACCCGACGCTCGGTACCGGCTCGACGGCGACCGGCCGTTACTGCCAGTCCGGCAAGCTCGTCACCGTCCAGGTACATATCAAGTTCGGCACGTCGGGCACCAACGCCGGATCAGGCGCCTACAGGATCAGCCTGCCCGTCACGTCCATATCCCCTTTGCGCTTAGCGTTTCCGCTCGGCGTCGGCTGGATTCTCGACGCCAGCACCGGGGGCAACCCGTCTCACGTCGTGCCAGAGCACGACGCCACGACCTACGTCACGTTGCGGGCCATTAGCGGCGGTGGCACCGTCACTCACAGCGGACCGTTCGCCTGGGCAGCCAACGATGAGATCACGCTCTCGTTTACCTACGAGGCCGCGTAATGACCCCGCACACATCGCCTGCCCTGTTGCCGATACGGAGCGGCCGGTGAGGGTCCACATCCCCGGCCTGGTCCACCGGGACGCCAACTCGCAATGGGAACCCGACGCCTACGTCGGGAAGATCTGGCGGCTCTGCCGGATGCTCACCGAGCAGGGACATGAGGTGTTCCACTACGCCGGCCAAGCGGCCGACACCGCCGTCACCGACGTCGAGGTGATCAACAACGACGACCGCCGCAGCTGGTTCGGTGGCGAGACATGGGCATCAACGGTGTTCAACGAGTTCGACCCGGCCCACCCGTCGTGGACGACCATGAACACCCGCGCCGTCGAAGCCATCGGTGAGCGGCTCGAACCCGGCGACATCATCGGCCTCACCATGGGATCGGCCCAACACACCATCGCCGAAGCCTTCCCCGGCCATGTCGTCGCCGAGATGGGCGTCGGCTACGAGGGCGTGCTCCCTCGCACGCACCGCTGCTACGAATCCGAAGCGTGGCGCCACTGGCTCTGGGGAAAGCACGGCGTCACCGATGGCCGCTGGTTCGACACGGTCATCCCCAACGCCTTCGATCCGGCCGACTACACCGTCAACGCCGACAAGGACGACTACCTGCTGTTCATGGGGCGCCTCACGGCCCGCAAAGGCCTCGAGGTCGTCGCCGAGCTGGCCAAACACCATCGGGTGTTGACCGCCGGGCAGGGTGAACCGGTCGCCGGCGCCGAACACCTCGGTGTCGTCAGGGGCGCGGCAAAAGCCGACCTGCTGGCCGGTGCCCGCGCCGTGCTTGTCCCGACGTTCTACATCGAACCGTTCGGTGGTGTGGCGGTCGAGGCGATGCTGAGCGGCACGCCGGTCCTCACCTCACCGTTCGGGGCGTTCTCCGAGACGGTGGCCGACGGTATTTCCGGGTTCCGCTGTTCGACGCTCGGAGAGTTCCTCGAGGCGGCCGAACGGGTCGACGAGCTCGACCCGAAGTCGATCCGCCGGTGGGCCGAGGACCGTTACACCCTCGCCGTCGCCGGGCCGCAGTACGGCCGGTGGCTCGAACGGCTCAGCAGCCTCTACGCCCGAGGTTGGTACCAGTGACGGTGCTGACCGTCGCCTACCGAGGCAATTTCCAGCCGGGCGTATCCCATCCCTGGTCGACCGAGACCCATGTCGCCGCCGCCCTCGAGGGGCTCGGCCACCGTGTCGTGCGCCTCCAGGAGAACCAGACGAGCTGGGCCGACTGCGAACGGGCCGGCTGGGCCGCCGACGTGTTCCTGTGGCAGCGGACGTGGGACATCGATCCCGAAGGCGGCCACCGCACCCTCGCCGCCCTGGACAGCGCCGGTGTCCCGACCGTGTCGTTCCACCTCGACCTCTATGTCGGTCTGGACCGGGAGCGAGGCCTTCTCCACGATCCGTTCTGGCGATGCCAGTTCGTGTTCACCGCCGACGGCGGCCACGACGACGTCTTTGCCCGGCTCGGGATCAACCATCGGTGGCTGCCCCCGGCGATTGCCGAGGAGGAATGCGCTCCGGCGGCGGCGGAACCCGGCCGGTTCCCGCACCGGGTGGTGTTCGTTGGTTCCCACCCTTACCCGCATCCTGAATGGCGGCCCTATCGGCACCGCATGATCTCCATGTTGCAGCGCCGGTATCGGGGCCAGTTCAAGGTGTGGCCCGAAAGGGGAGCGATCCGGGGCCGGGACCTGGCGACGCTGTACGCCTCCGCTGATGTCGTCGTTGGAGATTCCTGCCTCGCCGGTCAGGTCCCCCGCTACTGGTCCGATCGGATCCCCGAGACGTTGGGGCGGGGCGGGTTCCTGATCCATCCTGAGGTGCCGGGCATGGATGACTGGTATGTCCACGGCCGGGATCTCGTCACCTACCCGGTGGGGGACTGGGACGCGCTCTGCAAGCAGATCGACTATTTCCTGACCCGCCCGGCTGAACGGGCCGCGGTGGCCGCCCGGGGGCGGGCCAAGGTCCTGGCCCGCGACACCTACCGGCACCGCATGACCTCGGTCCTCGACATCGTTACCGGGAATCGACGATGAACGGCTGTGCCGACTGCGCCGGCGGCTGGACGTGCGCCGCCTGCGGATCGGTGAATCTCGAATCGGTTGTCTGCCTGGGAGATCGGCCTTTGGCCAACGGTCTCCTCAGCGGCCCCACCCAGGATCCGGCCCGGTATCCGCTCCACGTCCTCATCTGCACCGCCTGCCTGGCCGTGCAACTCACCCGGCAGGTCCCTCCCGCGGTCATGTTCGGTGCCTACCCGTATTTTTCGTCGCAGTCGGCAACCATGGTCGCTTCCGCCGAACAGCTCGCCCGGCGGATCATCGCCGCCTACCGGCTCGGCCCGGCCGACGTTGTTGTCGAGGTCGGCAGCAACGACGGCTACCTCCTGCGCTGGTACGCCGGCGTCGGTATCCGCACGATCGGGATCGACCCGGCGGTGGACTGCGCCGCCGCCGCTGAACGGTTCGGGATCGAGACGATTGTCGACTACTTCGGCTCCGACCTGGCCGACGCCCACGCCGGGACGGCAGCAGTCGTCCACGCCAACAACGTCCTCGCCCACGTCCCCGACCCGGCCACGATCCTGGAAGGGATCCACCGGATGCTCCGCCCCCGAGGCGTCGCCATCATCGAAACGCCGTGGCTCGTCCCCATGGTCGACCAGGCCCAGTTCGACGTGATCTACCACGAGCACCGCTGGTACTGGTCGCTCCTCGCCTTCGAACGGCTTCTCACCCGGGCCGGTCTCCACATCGTGGACGTCGAACATCTCCCGCTCCACGGCGGGTCGCTGCGGATCTTCGCCACGGCGGAGGCGGCCGGCACGACCCCTGCCGCGAAAACCGGCGTCATGGCGGCGGAGAGAGCCGCGGGGCTGGACTCGGCGGGTGGGCTCGCCGATTTCGCCGAGCGGGTCGCTGTCAGGATCGGCCAGCTCCACCGGTGGCGGGACCGGCTGCCGGGCCGGGTGGCCGGCTACGGCGCGGCGGCCAAAGGAACGATGATGCTGGCCCAGATCGGCCCGGTCGACTGGGTCGTCGATTCCACCCCGGCCAAGATCGGCCGGTGGCTGCCCGTCGCCGGCGGCATCCCGATCCGCCATACGGACACCCTCTTCGCCGACATGCCGCCGGACTGCGTCGTCCTAGCCTGGAATTTCGCCGACGAGATCGCCCATAAAGCGTCGGGGTACACCCGGCGAGGCGGGCGGCTGTGGACCACGACCCCGCACCCGACGCTCATCGAGGCCCAAGATGCGCTGTCGGCGTGACGTCGTGGCCGAATTCTCCCGGGCGTACTACAGCTCCCGGGCCTACTCGAAGATCACCTGGCGTGGCGTGCAGCTACTCAAGTACCCGACCGACCTGTGGGTCTACGGCGAGCTGCTGTGGCGGATCCGGCCCGAGATCGTCGTCGAGACCGGCACCTACGTCGGTGGCGCCGCCCTCTTCTTCGCCGACATGCTCGACCACGTCGGCGACGGAACGGTGATCTCCATCGACGTCAACGACTGGGCCGGCACCGACGGGCCCCCCGCCCATCCCCGCATCACCTACCTCTCGGGGAGTTCCGTCGACCCTCAGATCGTCGGGCTGGTCGCCGACATCGTCGCCGGCCGGACCTGTTTCGTGATCCTCGACTCCGACCACGCCGCCGACCACGTGACCGGCGAACTCGACGCGTACGGCCCGTTCGTCTCCCTCGGTTCCTACCTGATCGTCGAAGACACCAACGTCCACGAGGTACGGGCCGACTATCCACCCGGCCCCGACGACGCCGTCGCCAAGTGGCTCCCGCACCATCCCGAATTCGTCGTCGACCGGGACTGCGAACGGCTACTGCTCAGCGCCGCGCCGGGCGGCTACCTGCGGAGAATCCGGTGAGGACACTGCTCGTCGTGCCGGTCATCGACCCGGAACTGTCGACGCCGTGCCTCGATTCGATCCACCCCGACCTCGATCTGTACGTCGTCGACAACTGTCTCCTGCCGTTGCGATGGTCGAGGCTCGGCGCCGACGTGGTCCGCCCGACCCGCAACCTGGGGGTTGCCCGGTCCTGGAACATGGGCGTCGCCCACGCCATCACATTCGGGTTCGACGCCGTGGCACTCATCTCGGCCGCGGTCCGGTTCGGGGTCGACGGCGGCCGAGACCTCGCCGCCGTCGACCCCGGCAAGTGGGGATGCACCCCGCCGCCCGCCGGGTGGCATACCGCCATCCTCACCACCGGATTCTTCGATCGCGTCGGTGTGTTCGATGAGAACTTCTTTCCCGCCTACTACGAGGACATCGACATGATCCGCCGCGCCGCGCTGGCCGGGATCCACCTCGGCGGCGGCGACAGGACGATGGATCTGACCACGACGGGACCCGGCCACGGCGTCGACGCTCTCCGCCATCAGCATCCCGGGCTGGCCACGATCAACTACGACGCGCTGGCCGACTACTGGGAAGCCAAATGGGGAGTGCCCGTCGCCGCCGCCACCGACACCGCCCGGGGGCACATCACCCCGTTCGGCCGTGACGTCGCCCTGTCCTGGTGGGAACCGGCCACCATCGACGAGCTCCTCGCCCGCTATCGGATCGTGGGTCGATGAAGATCGGCCTGTTCGGTGCCCGCGCCGACGACCGTGGCCTCGGCCGGATCAGCCACGACTTCTACACCCGGATCCGCCCCGACCGCACCGTCGTCATCGACATGGGAATCCACGCCCACGGCTTCACCCAGCACCTCGACCGCTACCCCGACACCGTCATCGTCCCGTTCAACGGTGGCCGTCTCGACGACACCATGATGCGCCGGTTCTTCACCGGCCTCGACGTCGCCGTGATCTACGAAACGGCGTATGACCATCGGGCCTACGACATCGCCCGGACCGCCGGCTGCCGCACCGTGCTGATGACGATGCCAGAGTTCCACCGTCACGCCACCGAGACTCTCCCGCAGCCGGATGTGGTGTGGGCCCCGACCACCTGGCGGCTCGACACACTCCCATCAGACACCAGGGTCGTTCCCGTGCCGGTAGCGATCGATCCGGTCGTGTCACATCGGAGGCCGGACGGGTTGCTGCGGGTCCTGCATGTGGCCGGGCACCGGACGAGCGGCGACCGCAACGGCACCATCGCTTTCCTCAGAGCGATCCGGGCCCTGAACCGCGCCGTCGCCGTGAGGGTCGTCTCCCAGGACCGGCGTCTCCCCAACGTTCAGCTTCCCCGCCGGATGCCGATCACCGTCGAGTTGGGCGGGATCGACGACTACCGCCGTCTCTACCACGATGCTGACGTCCTCGTCATGCCCCGCCGCTACGGCGGGCTTTGCCTCCCCGTCCAGGAAGCCCTCGGTGCCGGCCTCGGGGTCGTGATGACCGACTGCGAACCGAACCCCGCCACCTGGCCGATCGCCCCGGTCGGCGGCACCGCCGGGACCACGATCCGCACTCCCGGCGGGCCCGTCACTCTCTACGACCCTGACCCGGCGGCGATCACCGAAACGATTGAGCGTCTCGCCGCCGCCCCCGCCGAGGTCGACGCCCTCAAGGCCCGGGCCCGGACGTGGGCGGCAGCCAACAGCTGGGAGACGCTCACCCGGCTGTACCGGGCGGAACTCGAACGGGCGGTGTCCCCGCCGGTGATGGTCGCATGACCGTATCCGTGCTGATCCCGTTCGCCTCTGAGGACCGCTGGCGGGTCGACGCCCGCACCTACGTCGGCGGCTGGTACGACGCGCTCGGCTACGAGGTCATCGAAGGGACCTGCGAACCGCCGTGGCGCAAAGCGGTCGCGGTCGCTCACGCCGCCCGACGCTCGACCGCCGATGTGTTCGTGGTGGCGGATGCCGACTGTCTCTGCGCCGGTGTCGCCCCCGCCATCGCAGCGGTCGAAACCGGCGTGGCGTGGGCGGTCCCCCACCTGATGGTGCATCGCCTCGACCAGTCCGCCACCGAAGCGGTCTATGCCGGCGCCGACCCCGCCGGCACGGCTGGCCGTACCCAGCGGCCCTACAAAGGATTTGCCGGTGGCGGGATCGTCGTCGTCCACCGCGACATCTGGGGACAGATCCCGATCGACGCCCGTTTCGAAGGGTGGGGAGGCGAGGATTCCTCCTGGGCGATGGCCCTCACCACCCTCGTCGGCCCACCCGCACGTTTCGACGCCGACCTGTTCCACCTGTGGCATGAGCCGCCACCGCGGATGACGCGCCGCTGGGGATCCCCCCCGTCGCGGCAACTCGAGCTTCGCTACAAGCGGGCCGCCCGAGCCAGCCGGCGGGCCATGGGAGACATCGTCGCCGAAGCCCGCCAGGCCCTCGAGCCGGTGGCGGTCTGATGGTCCTGAGGGTCCTACCCGACGCCGAACTTCTCACTGTCACTTGGCTGCAGAGCATCGACGAGCTCGCCAACCTCTACACGGGCATCTACACCGAGATCCCCGCCGAACCGGCCCTGCCATTGGTGCGGGTCGTCCGGGTCGGCGGCACCCCCGTCGTCCCCCAACACCTCGACGTCGCCCGCCTCCAGATCGACGTGTGGACCGACAGGGGCGAGAAACAGGCAGCCCACGACCTCGCCCGCCTCGTCCAGGCCGCCATGCACCTCATGCCCGGCTCCCACGACGAAGGCGTCGTCACCGCCGTCGAGGACGGCGTCTTCCACTGGAGCGTCGACGAACCGACCGGCTGGGCCGGCTACAGCGCCGACTACCTCGTTTATCTGCACCCCAACCCCGGCGACGCCGGCTCATAACAGAAGGAGATGATCCGTGGCACTCACCGCTGATGAGGTATTCATCGCCGGGGGCGGGCACGTCTACGTCGCCGACGTCGGCGCCACCGAACCCACCGACACCACCACCCCCTGGGATGCCGACTGGGTTGAACTCGGCTACACCACCGACGAGGGCGTCACCATCACCCCGAGCCAGACCATCACCGACATCCCGGCCTGGCAGTCCCGCTACCCGGTACGCCGAATCGTCACCGCCGAGAACTTCGAAGCATCGTTCTCGCTGCTCCAGTGGAACCAGGACACCCTCAGCCTCGCTCTGCGGGGCGGGACCTGGGTCGGCGACGTCTACACCCCCGGCGCGGCCGGCGTGGTCGACGAGCGGGCCCTCGGCATCGAGGCGATCGACGGCGACAAGATCGCCCGGATCGTCATCCCCCGCGGGCTGGTCACGACCGTCGGCGGGATCAACATGACCCGCACCGGAGCCAACCCGATCCCGATCACCTTCTCGGCTCTCGCCAGCGAAGGCGAAGACCCCTTCACGGTCATCGCCGACTGGGCGTCCGCATCCTGATGGGCGACCTGGACCTCGACGCCGCCCGGGCCGCCCGGGCCGAAGCCCGCGGCGAACCACCCACCGTCACGCTCGGCGGAGAGACCTTCACGCTCCCGCCCGAGATGCCCCTGCGGTACGTGTGGACACTGGTCGACGGCGACGACATGGCCGCCCTCAGGGTGCTGTTCAATGGACAGCTCGACCGGTTCCTCGCCACCGAACCGACCCGGGAAGACATCCTCACCCTCATCGCCGGGGTGCCCGCGCTCTACGGGTTGGTATCCCCGGGGGAATCGCCGGCCTCGGCTGGTTCGTCCAACGATGGTTCGAGCCGCTCGAGGCCGACTTCGCCCGCTGCTACCAGATCGACCTCCGCCAAGCGGTCTACGGCCCGGCGCCGATCGGGGTAAGACGCCTCCGTGCGCTCATCATGGGGCTCCCTCCCGATGCTGCCATCTGGCGGCACCAGGCTTCGGCACCGCCCGAGCAGTCGGTGTCGCAGCGGCGGCAGACATCGTCGCCCGACACGATCCGCAAGATCGGCGGAAAGGTGATCGAGATCCGCCGAGATAAGGCCGGCTGATGCCAGGCGGCGTAAAGGTCGGTGTCGGCTACGTCGACATCCGCCCGGACCTGACCGGGTTCGGTCGCGAACTTCAGACCGGCATGAACCGCAACGTCAGGAACGCCGGCGACGACGCGGCAAAAACGCTCAAAGGAAGCTTCGCCAGCGCCGCCAAGGGAGCGGCGGCGGCATTCGGGGCAGCGTTCGCCGCGGTCAAGGTCACAGATTTCATCGGTAGCAGCATCCAGGCCGCTTCCGACCTTCAAGAGTCCTTGTCGAAATCGGGTGTGGTGTTCGGCACGTTCGCCACCCAGCTCGACAATTGGGCAAAGGGAGCAGCCGAGGCTTTCGGTCTCTCCCGCCAGGAGGCCACCGAAGCCGCGGCCACGTTCGGCAACATGTTCGACGCCATGGGCCTGTCCCAGAGCGTCTCGATGGATATGAGTAAGTCGATCGTCGAGCTGGCCGCCGATCTGGCGTCGTTCAACAACATCGATATCTCGGATGCCATCGAACGGCTCCGGTCCGGTCTTCTCGGCGAGCAGGAGGCCGTCGAGCGGCTCGGCATCAACATGTCGGAGACCCGCCTGAAGGCCAAGGCACTCGAGATGGGAATGGGTGACGGCAAGAAAGTCCTTGACGCCACCTCGAAGGCGCAGGCGGCTTACGCCATCATCCTCGAGGACACCACCAACGCTCAGGGCGACTTCGCCCGCACCGCCAGCAACCTCGCCAACCAGCAGCGCATCATGAACGCCCAGTGGAGCGATGCGAAAGCCGACCTCGGCGAAGGTCTCCTACCGATCATGACCGATCTGGCCGGCGTCATTAACAACAGTCTCATCCCGGCGTTCAAGACACTGTTCCTGTCGTCGGGAGCCGACGCCACCGGCTGGGCAGCCACCCTCCGGGACGTGATCGGCGACACAGTCGGGTTCGCCCTCGGCGCTTTCGCCGAGCTCGCTCGAGGGGTGGCCAACCTGATCGGGGCCATTCCCGGCAACGTCGGGGAGGGCGTGGTTCAGAATCTTCGCGACACGGCCGACGCGGCCGACGATGCTCGTGTCCGCCTCCATGCGTCGACCGGCGAGCTGCTGTTGTGGAACTCGGCCGCGGAGGACGGGGAACACGCGACGTCCCGTTTCGCTCTCGCTGTGCGAGGTGTTCTCCCTGAACTTGAAGGTATGGCCGGCGCAACAAAGGAATCGGCATCGGCTCTCCGGGAGAGCAACAAGACAACCCGGGACGCGGCGAGCGCTGAACGTGACTTTGAGGAAGCGACACGGGACTACAACAAGTTGCTGAAGCAGGGAGCTGTCGACGAAGAGAAGGTGGCCGACGCCCGGGAACGGCTCGATGACGCTACCCGCTCGCTGAACAAAGCGAACCGGGATCTGGCCGACGCCCAGGAGGACTACAACGACGCTCAGAACGCCTACCTCGCTCTGCCGACCGACACCAACGCCGACAAGCTCCGCGACGCCAGCAACGGCCTCGCCGACGCCAAGGACAACGTTGCCGACGCCTCCGCCCGCCAGAAACAGGCCGAGGCCGAACTCGCCAAAGAGAAGGCCGGCGACCCCGACTACCAGGACAAGCTGGCCGACGCCAAAGATCGGGTCGCCGACGCCGAAGACAAGATCGCCAAAGCTTCGGACGCGATCGCGGTCGCATCGAAGAAGGCGGCCGACAGTCAGAAGGCCCTGAATACTGAACTGGGGTATACCCAGGACCAGCTCACCGATCTCCTGACGCTTGTGCGCAGCATTGACCAGCCAGTACCCGGCCTGCCGACACCGGGCGTCCCGTCCGTCCCGACCTTCAGCATCCCTTCGGCCGCTCCGGGCAGCCTCGGCCCCACCGTGCCGAATGTGACCTACCAGCCTGTCACGCCGGCACCGACAACGACCAACAACATCACCGTCAACGTGACCGAACCGGTTCAAGATCCCGGCCTCATCGGGAAAGCGATCGCCTGGGTGCTATAGATGGCCGTCACCGAGGTGCGACTCGCCGGTCTGACATTCAATGGCGGGGTCGACGCCGATGGCGACGATTTCATCATCTCGGACGTTGCCGGGTGGGATGGCACTGGCGTAGAACTCGTCACCGTCGAGCGGCCACTGTCGGCCGGGGCGGTCCTTGTCAGGGGCCGCAAAGCATCCCGTACGCTCACGGTGTCCGGTTGGGTCGTCGCTTCGTCCGGCGCCCATCTTGGCCGGGCCCGCCGCAAACTCGAGGTCGCCTTCGACGGGATCATCACCGCCGACGGCACGTTCGAAGTCGAGCAGGATGACGGCACCTGGACCTTGACGGTACGGCTCGCCCAGGCGTTGCGGACCCGGTCCGCCGGCAGCGTCGCCATCACCTTCGAAGCCGACCTCCTCGCCGTCGGCCCGGCAAAGGCCTCTGCCGGTAGCTGATGCCCGACTACAAGGTGTTCGTCGTGGATCAGACGGGCACTCCCTACGCCGGAAGCGGCGACGATGGCGAGGTGGTCAACGCCCGGCTCAGCCCCGTTTCCACCGAACTCAACGCCGCCGGATCGGTGACCGTCACACTGGCCACCACCGACCCCGACGCCGCCCTGTTCCAGACCGGCCGGGAAGTGCAGATCTTCGTCGCCGGCATCACCAACCCGGTCTTCTGGGGTCCGATCGTCAGGCCACAAGCCGGGCTCGACGAGTCGTCATGGCAATGCGCCGGGCTGCTCTGGTATTTCGCCCATCGGTTCATGGGCCGGGCCGACCGTGTCAACCAGCTCGCCAACGGCGACTTCGAAGCCGGTGAGACAGCCTGGGCGTTCGACGGGGTGACCCACGCGGTCAATACCAACCTGACCTACATCCTCGAAGGCACGAAGTCGTTGCGGCTCGAAGGGACCGCCGCCGACCACGCCCAGTTCGCCTACGCCGGGTGGACACATCCGGTCGGCGGCTACCCCGGCGGCGACTACCTCACCGCTTCGGCTTGGGTTTATGTCCCGGCGGCCAGCTATGTCGGCGGTGCGGCCAACGACTACGGCCTCGTCGTCATCCACCGGCGGGGTTCCGATGTGATCTCGGGAAGTTTCGCCACCATCGGCGACGACTTCACCTTCGACGAATGGGTACCACTCGAAGCCGGTGTCGGCGGGGTGGTCGAAGGCGACACCGTCGAAGTGCGGTTGTTCCCCCCGCATGGTGTCGCCTACTACGACCTTGCCACGCTCACCTTCATGGAGTCGCTGTCGTTCGGCTACCCGGGTCCAGCGGAGGACGTGACCGACATCATCGAAGGGATCGTCAACTATGCCCAGTCGCGTATCGCCGCTCTCGACCACGGTAAGAGCGACCTGAACATCGACTTCGCCGGCACCCCGACCGGAATCACCCGGCAGATCGCCTACCAGTTCGAGGAACACCGCAACATCCTCGACGCCATCATGGAGTACGTGAGGGCCGGCTACTGCGACATCGACATCGCCCTCACCGCGACGACCCGGACGTTCACCGTCCACGTCCCCCGCAAAGGCAGCCTGTTCGGCACCACCCTCGACCTCGGCGACACCACCACCCCGGGCAACATCGCCGACTTCACCTACTCGGAAGATCTGGAGAACGGTGCCTCATCAGTGGTGCTGCTCGGCCCCGGCGACGGACCCGACCGGCCCGAAGGTGGCGCCGTCGACACCAGCTTCGCCAACGGCGTCTTCACCGCCGAGATCGTCGAGAGCGCCCCCGACGACGCCACCGTCGGCCAGCTCGACGCCCGATCGGTCGAACGGCTCGTCACCGCCGCCCGCCCCGAGATCATCGAGGTCACAACTCTCCCCGGCACCGGCATCATCGGCGCCCTCAAGGTCGGCGACACCGTCCCCCTCACCATCTCCTACGGCTGGGTCGACATCGACGACACCTACCGGGCCACCCGAATCGACGCCGACCTGTTCATGGACAAAGCGACGATCACTCTCAACGTCCCATGAGCGAAAAGATGCTCGCCCCCGATGTGCGACGGATATTGAGTGCGCTGGAACGGCGAGTGGCCATCCTGGAACGGCGGATCGCTGTTTCCGCTGCCGTCGATGCCGTTCCAAATGACGACATCATCTTCTCTCACACCGGCCCTCTGTCGTCGGGCACCGAATCGCCGCCGGTCAAACTGCGCTACAGCGGGATCCTTTCGATCCTGGCAGTCGGGCTCGGCACCGCGGGGTCTACCAGCACCACTCTTGAAGTGAAACGAAACGGGACCGTGGTCGCCACCGTGGTCATCGCCGGTGGTGCGGCCGACTACGGCGCCCATGTGGGGGTGCGGTTCGACGCCGAGGACCGACTTACCCTCAGGATCGCCACCGCCGGAACGGGTGCCGCCAACATGACCGCGTCGGCGAGGTTCACGTGAGCGTCAGTTTCGGGATGCACCTTGAATCGTCCACTGTCGTTGCCGCCTATCACAACGGTGCTGTCGTCGGCCGGTACACACACGCAGCACAAACGGGCGCCAACATCGCTCTCGCCAGCTCGTCTTTCTCGCCGGCGGTCGCAGCGCTACCGCACGTCGATCGGCTTGAAGTCCGCGACGCCCCCGGCGGCACCATCCTTTTCGCCGACGACTTCACCAGCCTCGCCGCCTGGTCCGTCGGGTGGTCACCCTCCGGGCCGTGGACAATCAACCCGGCCGGGTTCGCATACCTCGCCGGTATCGGCGAAACCCTCTATCGAGCCAAACCATCAGGCGGGGTTTACATCGAGGCGCAAGGCGTTACGTTCGACGGCGGCGGCGGCGACGGCTGGGTCATGCTCATGCTCGAACGCACCGATCCCCATGCCAACCCGACCACCGCCACACTCGATGGCTACCGGGTCCTTCTCCGAGCGCCAGGAGCACCAAACGCTGGTGGTGTCGAAATCGTCAACGGAACTGTGCTCGTCGGTGGTTGGGGCGTCGGGCAGATCCGAATGAGCGCATGAGCATTGTCGCCCGTGCCGGCCGGGGCGTTCCCTGATGGCGCAGGCCACCTGGATCGCCGACAAGCTCCTCGAGCGGGGCCTCGATGTCATCGAGTGCCGCGGTTGGGAGACCAGGGCCCGGCCTGGCGGCCCGCCGTTCAACCCTCGCGGTGTTGTCTGTCACCATACCGGCCCATGGTCGACCATCGACGGGATGGTCAAACTCTGCATCAACGGCCGATCCGATCTCCCCGGCCCGCTCTGCCACGTCGTCCTCGACCCTGACGGCACCTGCCACGTCATCGCCGCCGGCCGCGCCAACCACGCCGGCGCCGGCAACTGGCGAGGCCTGTCGGGCAACTCGTCGGTGCTCGGCATCGAAGCCATCCACAGCGGCAACCGAACCACACCCTGGCCGCCCGTTCAGGTCGAGGCGTTTGTCCGCTGTGCCGCCGCGCTGGCCGACGGGATCGGCGCTGAACCGATCATGGTGTGCGGTCATAAGGAATGGACCCCGTCGAAGATCGACCCGGTCACGCTCGACATGGGCGAGTTTCGGGCCGGTGTTGGCGAGTTCCTCACCGACTGGAGAAGCGCCGGCGTAGCGGAGCGCACCCAGACCGTGCCTATCCCCGTCCACGATTACGAGGAGGCGGCCACGAAAACCACCATGGTTCATTGCGGCCCGCTCGACAGCCACGGCAACGGGTGGGCCGACTGGCAGCCGGGACTCGGCCGCGACCCGATCATCGTCGGTGTCACCCTGCTCGGCCCGAGCCCACCCGACGACGGCTACTGGGAGAACCAGGAGAACGTGACACTGGCCGCCCAACCCCGCGGCGGGGCGGTCAGGATCACCGTCCGCAACGGCACGCCGGGCGACACCGTCACCTGTTTCGTCACGGTGAGCTAAGTGACCCTGGCTGCCGACGCCGCCCTCGACCCGCTCTCCGCCCTGGTCGTCAACGGCGGGATCATCGGCGTGTTCTTCGCTCTGGCGCTCCTCGGCTGGATCGCCCTCAAACCGGAACTCAACCGGCGTGATGACCAGGAGAAACGCCAGCAGGCCCTCATCGACACGCTGCTGGCCGTGTACCACCACGAGGTGCTGCCCACCCTCGGCGACTACGAGAAACGCCTGTCACCCCTGCTGGGCCGGGTGGAACGGAAGCTGGACGAGCTGGAGTGGTTCCTGGGTCAGGAGGAAGGCGGCAGAAATGAGGCGGCGAGGCATCCCCGAGGACGTGGCCCTCACGACCGCCCTGGAAGTGGCGTCCGTCAAGGCCCAGGTTCAGGCGATTATCCGCCGTCTCCAATCTGACCTCGCCGAACTCGAAACCGAAGTCGGGCGTCTGCCCGGACAGGAGGTCGTATCCGATGCCGGAACCGTGGGACGGGGAGGAACGCCGGCGCGGACCGACCCCGGCGAATCTTCAGAGTGAACTCAAAGCGGTCCGCCAGGACGTCGGCCGCCTCGCCACGAGCGTCGCCACCCTCGGCTCCGACGAACGGATGCAGCGGGCCATCGAGTCCGTCGTCGAGGAAGAGCAACGCCACCGGCAGCGGATCCTGCTGACCATCGTGGTCGGTCTGCTCGTCGTCGGTGCGCTCACCGCCGTCGGTATCACCTTCTCCGGCTCGGCCAAGGACGCCGCCGAGAAAGCCGAGGCTGCGGCTGTTGATTCGGCCCGGGTGGCCAGCTATGTCGAGAACTGCCTCGTCCGTCCCGACCGGGCCACGCCTGGGGAATGCGGAAACACGGCAGCGACCGGGCAGCAGTCGGCCGCCGTCCTGGCCATCTTCTGCTATCTCCGGATCGATCCGGGGCAGCGAACCGATCAGAACGCCGCGGAATGTTTCCGCCAGGCGATCGAACAAGCCAAGGCCTCAGCGGCCACGACGACGACACGATGACGGAGGATCGATGAACCTGAAACGGCTGTGGGCCACCGAACCGGCCAGGATCATCGCGTTGGTGTTGACCGTGATGAACGCCGTAGTCGTACCGGAGGCGTGGGCCAAGGTCGTGGTGGCCGTCCTGACCCTGCTGGCCGGCGAGGGGATCCGCTCCCAGGTGTACGCGCCGGCGACTGTCGATGAGCTCACCGCCCCGCCTGGAACCGGCGGATCTTAAGCGGCGGGGGTCAGTCCGGATACCACCGGTCGCACTCGGTGGCCTTGAATCCGTCGAGGAGGCATTTCGCGTAGGACTCGGCCGGCGTCGGGACCGACATCGTGTTATCGGCTGCCGACTTGCTGAGGATGCCCAACCCGAAGGCGACGGCCGCCAAGGAGGCCACAACCGGGATGACGACCCAGACGATGCCGAATAAGCGCACCCACCAATGGATGCGGCGGATGTAGTCGTAGGACTGCTCGGCCGGGGTGAGGGTGGCCCAGAGGGCGTCAGGTGAGGGCTTCGGGTGATCGGTGGTCTGGGTCACCGGCTCGCCATGAAGGGGATGGCGGCAGGCGCCGCATGCTCTGAGTTGGGGGCGGGCGCCCCTCATGCGAAGTAGGGGGCGAGTGCCAGGGCCAGGAGGCGGCGGATGTGGATACGATCAATGATGCTCACAGTTCACTCCTGTGGGTCGTGCCCCCGGTCGGTTGCAGCCGGTGCGGGGGCGTTTCTGCGGGAGGGGCGGCTAGAGCCGACCTGAGCAGGTCGCGATGGTGAACCCGCCATATGAGGTATTGGTCTCTACGACGACACCGTCGACTTCGATGATGCAGGTGACCGACCCGGATCGTTTGCTGTTCTGGGCGGAGATGTAGAGGAAGGCACCGCGGCGCATCCCATTGAGGACGATGCCGTGGCCGCCATCGCTTTGGCGGGTCAGCGGCACATCGATGTCGCTCTGCTGGCTGGTGTCGCCGTTGGCGTTCTCGTAGGTGATGCTGGCCTGCGTGGTGGTCCCCTCGACCTTGTAGGTCACGGTGTGACCCCGGGACGAGGATCCCGTCCCGGGGCTGGACGGCCTCGAATCGTCGGAGGTGTCACTCGCTGCCGTTGTGATGGCCGCTCCGACGAGAAACAGACCGATGATCCCGGCCAGCCATCCGATCTTCGACGGCTTCTTCGGGACCGCTGCAGCCCCGTGGACGTGGTCCAGGTTCTGGTCGGCGAGATCTGTGCGGCCGTCGACCCCGTGTGCATACCGGTGCGCCTGGATCATCTCGATGCTCGGCGGTTGTGGGCTCCAGCCGTGGTGGGTGACGAGGTGGGCGAGGGCGCTGTCCGGATCGTTGGGCATCGGACTGGCTGTCGGCCACGATGACTTATCGTTCTTCATGTCGCTCCTCCTTGGTAAGGGGCGGCCGGGCCCCGGGGGTGTTGACGCACCTGCCGGGGCGTTCTCTTGTGTTATCGGCCGGGTTGGCCGTTTCTTGACGTTGGGATAATTGGCAGTTCAGCCGAAGTCGAGCGCTTCGGCCGCCGCCGGCAGCTTGGTGCGCTGCTTCAGGTACCGCTCGGTGGTGGCCAGCTGGGCGTGACCGAGGGCCGCCTGGATGTCCCGCATGTCGGTGCCGGGGGTGTCCTCGAGCATCCCGGCGAACGAGCGGCGCAGGTCGTGGGGCCGGAGGTGATCGATCCCGGCCGCTTCGGCCCGCACCGCGATCCGCTGGCGCACGGTGACCGCGGCGGTCACCCCCCGGTTCCAGATGACGACGAGCTCCCGCCGCTGCCCGTTCCCGGCCGGGCGCACACCGTGGGGCCAGAGGGTGCCGGCCAGGGTGATCCGGATCTGCTTCCCGCAGGCCGGGCACTGCGCCCGCCGGTCGGCCGGCCGTTGCTTGCCGGGCCGGGTGGCGAAGGTGTTGCGGCACGGCTCGAGGCCGGTGACCGGCGGGCCGACGATCAGGGAGCGGGTCTGGGGGATGATCCGCAGATCGGCGATGTCCTGGCCGACGGCGGTGACGAAGCGGGCCCGCCACTCGAACAGCATCTTGCGGGCCGCCGGGTTGAGCGGCACCTGGGCCGGCTTGCCGCCCTTGCGGACGACGTGGAGGACCCCGTGGCGGCCGGAGGAGAAGTCGACGTCGCGCCACCGGACCCGGATCAGCTCCGAGAGCCGGAGCCCGGTGTAGAGGTAGAGGGCGATCATCATGGCGTCGCGCACGTCGATGGCCGACGTCCCGTCGCCCCGGGTGGTGGTGATCAGCAGCCGGGCCCGCTCGGCCGACAGCCACGTCTTGCGGTTGACGTCGCGGGGGGCGCGCCGGGTCTTGCGGGCCAGGGCCCGGAGGCGGGCGGCGGGGTTGGCGGTGACCTCGACGTCGATCTCGGGGTCCATGGCCCAGTCGAAGACCTGCCAGACGATCCCCAGCAGGTGGGCCCGGGTCCGGTCGGCCCGGGGCCGGCCGCTGTAGCCGACCTCGGTGTAGTCGCGCACGTCGTCGGGGGTGATCTCGGCGAAGCGCTTCTCACCGACCCGGGCCTGGAACCGGCGCAGGACCTTCAGGTAGTCGTCGCGGGTCAGTCCCTTGATGCCGACGTCGTCGACCCACCGCTCGGCGATGGTGGGGTAGAGCTTGGGGCCACGGAGCACGACGGCCACCTCCTCGCGGGACGTGCCTCCGTGACCCCATTCTTAGGCGCACCTGAAAAAAGGGACACACGAGGGCTACGTTTCCGCAGCAAAATCCAGGGCGGCACTGTTGATGCAGTAAGGCGGAACGCCGAACTGACCAGCGCCTTCGGTCAAGTGGAAGAGTGACACAAGGTGCCGCCGAGAACAAGATCGGGGGGCTGACCAGCACCGGGACCAAACGGGCAGATGCACAGGCCATCCATACCATGTCGTAACGATGTTCCGTGAGACAAAGCGTCAGTGCCCTATCCCGGCGGCCTTCGCCGGGCGGGTTGGCCCGGCAGCTACCGGCCGGACTTCCAGCGCTTGTGGGCCTCGGCGGCCGCCTTCGCCGACGACTTCCCCGTAGCCTCCGCGATCTGGGGCCAGTTGAGACCGGCGAGGAGGCCGGCCTCGACCAGTTCGCCCTCGGCGTCCCGGAGTCTCCGGAGGAGGGTCGCCACGGTGTCCATCGCCTGTGAGGTGCCCTGCCGGACCTGTTCGGGGGTCGGGTCTTTCCTCGGCATAGCGGCGGGAAGTGTGAACGGTTGACCACTGTGTCCGCAACGCGAAGAATCTGTGCGGTTGTGATTCGACCGGACATCTCGGCTGGCTTCGCCGTCTGACGACAGCAGGGGAAAGCGCCCAGACCCCGCGCTTGTGTCCAAATTCACAACCTGTGTTATCCACACGTTGTGGGTCAGCATGTGGATCACTTAACCAGTTCAAGACCCAGCTAACCGCGCCGTTGTTTCTCGAACCAGAATCGTTGGATTCCCTTATCGGACAAGGGTTTCGGCGCGATCCCAAACGTCGGTTCGAAAGAGCTAGAGCATCATCATGTTTCCTATGCATGCAGCGAGAAGTTCGCTTGCGGGTCATGCGAAACGGGGGCTATGTTCGACCCGTCGAAAGTGTCGGCGAGCTACGACCGGCCGACCAGGGGCAAGGAGACACGGATGTCCCAGCCGTCCTCCCCGGAGGTCCACGCCGCCTGGCGGTCGGTGCCTCCGGGTTGTGTCCGAATTGTCGCTCCCCCCTAACGATGGGGGTCGAGCAGGGGCCGGTGCGGTTCGTCAGGCCCCTCGCCCGAGATGAGCGACGGGGTCCCCTTCACCCTTGCGAGATTGGGGGGACCCCGCCGGTTCAGCAGCCAACTCACCGTGAGGCGAGTCGACCGCCCCTTGGAGAGTAACCCTCACCCGGTTAATCCCAAGGATCGATCGGCGTGACCTCCGGTGACATTTCACCCCGGGGGGAAACAACGGTGGGGGATCCCGATACCACGGCCGACTGGCCGGACGAAGACCCGATTGACTGGGTCCGGCTCTTCATGCTGTCGCCGGCGACCTGGTTCGCTCTGCTGGAAGAGCTCAGCCGGCGCCAGGAACCGGCTGCTGTCGCCTGGTTCCACGACGCCTGCGAGGAAGCCCTCCGCCGGCTCACCGACGTCCACCACCAGCTGCCCGTCCTCGGGCTGACCGTCAGCGGCCTGGCCGCTATCTACGAGAAGGCCTGGGCGGCGCAGAACGAGGCCGTCGAACACGACGACCGGCCTCTCGGCGAGACCGAGACCAGCCGGGAACGGAACAGCAGCCGCCGCACCGGCTGGCGCGACGATCTCGACGCGGTGCTGGCCCCGGCCATGGCCGACGCCGTGATCAACCTCCACCTCCGGGGAGCGACGGACAGCCACATCTCGACGATCCTTCTCATCCCCGCCGACTGGCCGGCCAAGATCGTCGGGGCCGCCCGGCTCAGCCCCAAAGCCCGGGCCGTCGTCCGGGCCCACCTCGAGGGCGCCTCCCTCGCCGGCATCGCCAAAGCGACCGGAGTACCGGCCACGTCCGCCCTGCGCATCCTGCGCCAGGTCGGCGAGGTTCCCCACGGCGCCAGGGAACGGGTCGACGCCGCCGCCCGCGCCCGGGCGATCGTCCGGCTCCGGGAGCGCGAAGGGATGACCTACAAGGAGATCGCCGAGCGTCTCGGCTGCTCCATGGACACGGTCAAGAACGTGCTGCGCCGGAAACGCCGGTCCCGCTACGGCAAAGGGAAAGGACCGGCGGCATGAGGTCGTGTGTCCAACTTCACCGCCCGCCTAATAGTGGGGGGACGTGATGCGGCTCTCCCTCGTTGCCGGAGCTCCCCCGGCGAAACCCACGACAGCCCTCATCCGAGAACTCGAGGCAGCCGGAGTCCACATCCCAGGGATCTCAGCGGGACGGTCCGCGTCGGTGCGCCATCTCCGCCTGCTGCGTCCCGTCCGCACCGACGGGCGAACCCGGAACGAGGTGCCCGAATGAACACCGCTCGACTCGGGACGGCGTTGCTGGCCGGTCACGTCCTGGTCGCCGCCATCAGCTGGACGATGGGCTACATCGCCGGCCGGCTCATGGAGCGCCGCACACGGGATGTCATCGATCTCTCCGAGCGTGTCCAGGGCGACGTCGCCGAGTTCATCCGTCTGCTCACACCGCCGTCGGCGCCGTACGACTGGCAGCGCGACGGCGACGCCATCGGGGCCCGCCGATGACCCGGGCCTGCAAGGTGTGCGGCCAGCCGGTCGAACGGCGGGGTCCGGCCTACTGCTCGGGGCCGTGCTGGGACAAGGCGGCCGCACGGCGCCGCGGTGTCGCCGCCGGCCGGTCCCGGGCACGGCGTGCCGCCATCAGCACCGCGGCCAACACCACGATCGACACCGAGGCCGCCGAGATCGTCACCCGCGTCTGGGTCAACGGGCGGCTGCAGTCCGAAGACCGCGAGCCGGTCGCATGACCGCGTTCCGGGACCTCGGATGGTTTCAGCTGCCCGACGGGCGGCGGAAGCTGCTCACCTGGTGGTCCGACGGGGCCGTGACACTCAACGGGCCTGGCGGCGTCGAGATCCTCGGCTTCATCACCACCGAAGAGACCGCCCTCCGGGTCTTCGCCGGGTGGGCTGACGAACCCGGCCGGCCCGTCACCTGGGTACGGGCCCGTATGGCCGCCGCCGCCGCCGAGGGCCTCCTCGCCTGCTCCGACTGCGGCGGCACAGGCCGCACAACGTTCCACGACCCGTTCCAGCGGGGCGGGCTCATCGACGCCGTCTGCCCGACCTGCGCGGCGGTGAACCGATGATCCCCGCCGGCCTCGCCGCCACCTCGGTGGCCTTCAAGGCGTGGAAAGCGGCCGCCGTCCCGAACCTCGACGCCCTCGGCGACGAGGAACTCAACGACGTCTACAACGCGCTCGCCGCGCTCCTGCGGGACATGGACGACACCCACGCCCAAGTCCGCCAGCTCGTCGTCCGCCGCGTTATGGCCAGGAAACGCCAGCCGTGATGAATCTCACCGACCTCCGCCAGGTCCACACCGCCGGGCCACGCGACCCGCTCGGCCATCCCCGCTGCGAAGCCTGCGGGTTCATCTGGCCCTGTCCCGAGCTCCGCAACGCCCTCCCGTCGCAGACCGCCGACGAAATGGAGGTCGTCGCCCTCGTCGACATCGGCTGGTCGATCTGGCGGCTCCGGCCCGGCGGCCGCGACAGCTGGAACGACTGCCCCGCCGACGGCGGCACCGTCATCGGCTGGTGGGACCAACCCAACGACGACAACGACACCACCCAGAGGATCTTTCGGTGCGTCGACTTCCCCAAAGGACGGCACGCCTTCATCCAGATCCCCGCCGCCGACGTCGACGTCACCGCCTGCGCACTCCCCAACGCCTCGACGCTGCGTTCCCACTCGCGCCGACTCGCCCGCGAGTACTCGCAACGCAAAGGAACCGTCACCCAGCACGACCTGCAGCTCCTCGAGACGGCCCTCACCCTCATCCGCTGCGTCGCCTGACCGGAAGGGACCAGACCCCATGCCCGACACGCCGCTGCAGTACTTCTCGACATGGCTCGCCCAGCACCGCCGCGGTGAACTCGACGCCGAGATCGCCGCCGCTCTGGCCGACGTTGCCGGCGCCGCTCAACAGACCGGTAAGAGCGGCTCCGTCACGATCGTGCTCAGTCTCAAGCCGAATCCGAACTCTGACAGGCCCGACCTTGTCGAGAGAGCAGTGTTCGACGAGGTCGTCGACGAAGTCGCCGCCGGCGCGAACCCGCCGGCGATCCTCCGCGGACCGGCACCGTCATGAGCGGCCAGACCTCGCTCGTGCGGGCCTCCGCCGCGGCTCCGACCCTCTCGGAAAAAGCGTTCGAGACGATGAAGCGCCAGGCCGTCGTCCTCTCCAAGACCGAGCTCGTCCCCAAAGCTCTTCAAGGGAAACCCGAAGCAATCATGCTCGTCGGGATCTGGGGCGCCGAACACGGCATCCCACTCGCGACCGCCGTCCAGGAAGTCCACATCATCGAGAACCGTCCGTCGCCTTCGGCGCAGCTCCGCCTCGCCCTGATCCGCCGCTACGGCCACGAGATACGCTTCATCGACACCGATACCACCAAGGCTGTCCTGCGGGCCCGGCGCCGTGAGAACCACGACGACCCCGACGCCTGGGTCACCGTCACCTACAGCCTCGACGACGCTCGCAAAGCCGAACTCCTCGACGAGTGGGTCGAGCGGTGGCAGAAGGCCCCCGGCGCCAAATACGACAAGAAGTTCACCTACAAGATCGGCGACGACCGCGGCCGCGTCGACCTCACCGACGCCCCCGACTGGGTCCACGAAGAGATCCAGGCCGGGCGCGTCCACTCCAAGGACAACTGGCGGAAGTACCCGAGCGACATGCTCAGGGCCCGCGCCGCCGGCGTCATGTCCCGCATGGAGTTCTCCGACGTCATGCTCGCCCTCGGAATCGACCTCTATACCCCCGAGGAGCTTGGTATCGACGTCGGCCAGGACCTCGACGAGCCCGCCGCCAGCGAGGGCGGGCCCGCCGACGAACACGACGACGGGGGAGGGGAGGTGATCGACGAAGCCGTCGTCGTCGAAGACCTCGCCCCGGAGCCGGAGGAGACACCACCCAGCCCGCCTCCGGCTCCGGGCGAGACCCCGCCGACCAGCTCCGCCGAACCCCAGCCTGCCGGGCCGCCCCAGGAACATCCCGTGCCCCGCCCCGGCCCAGGGGAACGCCAGGACCAGGCCGACCTCCGCTACCGGCTCTGGGCCCACGTCCCGAACGAGGACAAGGCCGACGTGCGGGCCTGGCTCGAACGGTGCGGCCTCGACCCCGACGACAACAACATCTCCGAAGGCAAGGTCGCCGCCGTCAACGCCGAGCTCGACCGGCGCGGCTACCCCACGATCGACCGTCCCACCGGCTCGGCCTGACCAACGGAACGGATGACCCGCCAACGATCACCCAACCCGGCCCCGCACGACAAGGACGACGAAGCCGCCCTCCTCGGAGCGGCGCTCCTCACCCGCGAAGCCGCCCAACTCGTCGCCGAGCGCACCACCGAAGCCGACTTCTACGTCCCGTTCCACAAACGGATCCGGGCCGCCATCGCCGACCTCGTCGCCGGCGGCCAGGCCGTCGACATCGCCACCGTCGGCTCTGACCTGTCCCGCCGCAACGGCGTCGCCTCGGTCGACGAGGCAAAGCAGGCGCTTCTCCGCCTCCAGGCGGCCTGCCCGGCGTCGTCGAATGCCCCCGCCTACCTCCGCAACGTGCGTAGCTGGACACGGCGCCGCCGGGCCATCGGCCTCGCCGACCAGCTCCGCCAGCAGGCCGTCCGCGACCAGCCCATCGAAGGGGTCATCGCCCAGATCGAAGGGCTCGTCGCCGAAGAGAAGATCGACACCACCAGCTGGCACGAACTGCCGCTCCTCGGTGTCCTCGAAGGCGAACCGGAAGACGACCAGCCAACCATGCTCGTCCGAGACGACGGCGCCTGCCTCATCTACCCCGGCCGGGTCCACGTCTTCGCCGGCGAACCCGAATCCGGCAAGACGTGGCTCGCCCTCCACGTGTGCGACGAGCAGATGGGCTGCGGCCGCCACGTTGTCTACATCGACTTCGAAGACACCCTCGCCGGGGTGGTCGCCCGGCTCCTCGCCCTCGAGGTCGACGCCCAGACGGTCCTCTCCCGGTTCCACTACATCCGGCCCGCCGACCCGTTCAGCCCCGAGGGCCGCCACGCCCTCGTCGAGCTCCTCACCCGCACCCAGCCGGCCGTCGTCGTCATCGACGGCCTCACCGAGGCCTTGACACTGCACGGCCTGGCCCTCGAATCGAACCGGGACGTCGCCCAGTTCCTCGAGCTCGTCCCCCGCTTCATCGCCCGCCAGGGCCCGGCGGTCGTGATCATCGACCACGTCGAGAAGGACAAGGAACGGCGGGGCCGGTGGGCCATCGGAGCGCAGCACAAGCTGGCCGGCGTCGACGGCGTCTCCTACGGCCTCGAGGTCGTCAAACCGGTCGTCCGCGACGGCGACGGCCTGGTCCGCCTCGTCGTGGCCAAGGACCGGCCCGGCCATGTCCGCCGCGTGGCATTTGAACGCAAGACCGCCGCCGAGGTCGCCACCACCTCCGAGAAGGACGTCCTCACCGTCACCTTGACCACTCCCGGTGGCAAATTGAGAGGGGCGGAATGGCGGCCGACAGGGCTCATGGAACGCCTCTCGATGTGGCTGGAACGCAACCCGGGGGCCAACACCAGGCTCATCCGGGCGTCCGTCACGGGGAAGGGACCGTCGATCGACGAGGCCCTCAAGTATCTCGTCGCCGACGGTCACGCCGTCATCGAAATCGGCCCCCGAGGAGCTCACCTCTACCGGATCAAGACCGCCTATCGGGAACACCCCGAGGACGACTCCGAATGACCGTGTCCCACCGTGTCCCCACCGTGTCCCGGCTCCGGGGGACACGCTCTGACCCACTGTGTCCCCGTGTCCCCCCCCCGAAGGGGACACGGTGGTCAGGCAGTCCCGAAGACACCCACCTCGGAAACGACCGTGTCCCGACAGAAAGGGACACAGTCAAAACCCGCGGGGCGACCTGATGAGCACCATCGAACAGCTCACCACCACCAGGCCCGCGACGTTCTGGGCCGAAGGGAACTGCCGCGACCTCCCCGCCGACTGGTTCCACCCCGACCGGGGCGAATCGACAGGCGAGGCACGGGCGGTCTGCGCCGCCTGCCCCGTCCGGCCCGACTGCCTCCAGTGGGCCATCACCAACGGCGAGCGTTTCGGAGTCTGGGGCGGAACCTCGGAGCGTGAACGCCGGCGGATCCGACGGCGTCTCGCCGCCGGAGATCCCGTGCCCGAACTCGAGCCCGACTGGACACCCACCGACAGCCGAGGCCGACCACCCCTGCTCGTCCTGCCGCCGACCCCGGAGGAACCCGAAGTGGATCTCGCCACTGCCACCCCGGAGCCCACCACCAACAACGGGACGGGCCCGCCGCTCGACCCGGCCACCGGCCGGCCCACCGACGTCTGCGTCAACTGCGGGAAGCGCTACACCCCGAAGCGCCGCGACCAGCGGTTCCACACCAAGGAATGCGCACGAGCCTGGTACGCCACCCACCCCAGAGGCGAAAACGGCAAGCGCACCCCTCGGATCCGCAAACCTCGCCGCGCCGCCGAAGCGCCCGTGCCGGTCACCACGACCGCTACCGCCGGGCCCGGCGTCGACGTCCAGGCCCTCCTCGGCCAGCTCCTCACCGCCTGTGACCGGTGGGCAATCGAAGCCGACCTCGGCGACATCCGCGTCTCGGTCACCCGAGGCTGCCGCTGATGCGCCTCTGCGGCTACTGGACCCAGACGCGGCCGAGCGACCCGCTCTCGCCATGCGCCGCCGGACCCCTCCTTCCCGGCGACAACCCAGAACTCCTCCGCTGCGCCCGCTGCAGCGGCTGGACACCCCACGGCGGACTCCCCAGCATCGAACGAGTCGCCATCCTCACCCGCGAGATCACCAGCCTCACCACCCGCCTAGCCGACGACTACGCCTGGGCCCACGGAATCGCCTTCGCCCCCGGCAGCGGCAACGGCGCCGGGAGACGACGCGGGGGGCACAGCGACCCGACCGGCGGTGTCATCGCAGACCAGACCCGCATCACCGTCCGCGCCTACACCGCCATCGCCGCCCGCCTACTCGAGGGCGCCGTACGGAGCCTCCGCAACGCCGACGAAGCCATCGGCGACGCCCTCTACGCAGCCGAACCACCCGGCCCGAAAGATCACACCCCCGCCCCATTCCACGACCCGGCCACGCTCTACCCCGGCCGGCCCGATCTCGCCGAAGCTCACGCCGCTCAGGACCGGCGCCACATCCGAGGCGAGGGGATCCCCACGTGACGCCCGCTCAGCAGGTCGCCTGGGAACACCGATGGTACCTGGCCGGTGAGACAGCTCACCCCGTTGCGGGGACTGGCAGGAGTAGCCCATGACGTTCTTCGACCGGTTCGCGGACTGGGTCGCCGACCACGTTTCCCGCCCCTGGTTCTTCAGCTTCTGCCTGGGACTCGTCGCCGGCTGGGCGATCGGGCTGCCGTTCGTCGGCGTCCGCAACGAGCTGTGGCATCTCGCACTCAACAGCCCAACGACCGCGATCACCTTCCTCCTAGTAGCGCTCCTTCACAACACACAGGAACGGTTCGAGGACGCCACCAACCAGCGCCTCGAGGAGATCCTCGAAGTCCTCGGCACCTACGACCCCGTCGACGACGAAGGACAGAAGCCGTGACCGCTCCGGACGCCCCCGAACCCGCACAGGTCGCCGAAAGAGCAGCGTTTTCGGCCGCGGATATGTGCGGACGATTAGTGCGGCCCCACCGCCACCTGTGCCCCGAGGCCGACCTCCGCGACGCCATGACCGACGACGAGTTCTGGGCGCACGTCTACCCCCAGGGCGACGACGGCCCCGACACCGAGGGACCGGAGGACTTCGATCTCCTGCGCCACTACGGCCGGGCCTGCGAGGTCTGCGGCGAGCTGGGGCCGTGCGGCTACGACGCCGAGGGACGGCCCATGATCCACACCGAAGAGGAGGCCAACCCAGATGCATGATCCGATGGTCGTCGCCTGGGAGATCCCGTCCCCCTTCATCCGCCGGGAGAAGTACCGGGACGCCCGGCCCGGCCAGCCCCGCTGGACCCTTGGCCGGAGGCGTCGCACGAACCCGGAGAACCTCGGTGAGCCGGTCTACTCCTGGTATCGGCCCAAGGGCTGGGAGCCGAAGCTCGCCGGTCGGGCCTTCGGGCTGAGGCAGTTCGCCACCATCTGGCACGTCGAGCCCGGAGGCCACGACAGCGGCGACATCTGCAAGCACTGGATCGACGGGAAGCACACCAACGCCTGGCGCTGGCACGTCCACCACTGGCACATCCAGGTCATCCCCTACCAGCGGGTCGAGCGGTGGCTCCGAGCCCGCTGCGGCGAATGCGGGCGGCGGTTCTTCTGGAAGGACTCCCGCCACGGCTACATGAGCAGCGACACCGTCTACCACGACAAGTGCATGACCCTTCGCCACGTTCAAGGCCAGCTCGCCGACGCGACGAAGGTGCTTCAGGGCACAGCCGACAACACCGAGTGCTGGCGGGTCGGTTACCGGCTCGACAACCTCGACAAGGAGACATCATGAGCGACGACGGAGCCGATCTCGGCATGACCGCCGAGGATGGGATGCGAGGCGCCCTCGGCGATGAGAGCGTGAACGAGGAAGCGACCCGTCGGACACCAGCCGAACTGCTGGCCGAGATCCAAGCAGACCAGGCGAACACCTACAGCGGCTGCGCCAACCGAGCAGCTCTAGCCATCCTCGATCTGTTCAGGACCGAGCCTGAAGCGATGGGGTGGCCCGCCACACCGGAAGGTGCCTTCCACGTCAAGGCAACGGGCCAACTGGCCACGCCCGAGGAGCTTCGGTCCCTCTCGTTCGATGACATGGAGTTCCGCCCGACCGGCCCCGACCTCTACGAGACGGTCAAGGCGCAGCGCCCCGATCTCTACGACGAGGTGTTCAGCGCGATGACTGGCTTCCAGTGGGGGTGGGCTGTCAACGCCGCCAAGTACATCGTCGGCGCTCCGCCCGTTCCCAACCCGGCGATCATGACCATCGGCGGATGAGCCCGCTACGCCCCGCCGACGAGGAAGGCCGCGACGACGTAGTTGCCGTGCCGGTCGAGGTTGTTCCTGGCCCGGTCGTACCGCGTGGTCGTCCGGGGATCAGCGTGACGCGCAGCAATCTGAACATCCCGCAGGGGAACCCCGGCGTCGAGCATGGCGGTGATGTACGTGTGGCGCAGGGAGTGTGGACTGATGCGCTTCGTGATGCCCGCCTTCTTGCAAAGACGCTTCACGATCCTGCCCGCCATGTCTCTGGTCATCGGCAGGCCGGTGGCCGACAGCAGCACGTTGCCCTCTTTGCGGTCCCCGATGGCGAGGTCGATGGCCCGGAAGATCGGCGGGGGCATCGGGACCGTGGCTCGCTTATGGCCTTTCCCGAGAACGCGTATCGTGCGATGGCCTCGTTCGCGGCCGAGGTCCTCGATGTGGATCGAGCACGCCTCGGACACCCGGAAGCCCAGCAGGCCGAGCATGATGATCAGGGCGTGTTCCATGACGGTGCCTCCGGCGGCCACGGCCAGGAGGTGGCCCATCTCCATCCGGTCGAGCCCGTTGGTGGTGGACTCATTGTCGATGGCGGGCCGGCGGACGTAGGCGGCCGGGTTCGAGTTGATGTACCCGTCGAGGTGGGCGAACTTGTAGAACCCCGCCACGGTGGAGATGCGCCGCTTGACGGTGGACAGGGCGAGCCGTGTCTCCATGTCCCTGGCCCAGACCTCGATGTGTGCCCGCTTCACCTTGAACAGGTGCAGCTTGGCTGTCTCGCACCATCGGAAGAAGTCCCGCAGGTCGTAGACATAGCCCGTCCGGGTCGGTTCCCCATAACGGGCCAGGAAGCCAGCGATGGCGAGCTGCACCGGATCGAGGTAGTCGATCTCAACAGTGGCAAGGGCGTTTCGGGCCATGGTGCAACAGTTCGACGTGCGGAGAACCCGCACCTCTGGGGCTGCAACAGTAACCCGCCGGGAAACGACTCCAGCCTGCAACGGTACGACGGTTCTCGGAGCGATTCCGATGGCTGATACGGGATCCGATCGTCGCGCCGAAAGTGTGCGGGTCCAAGTGGGCGTCCGCTACTGCGTGAACCATGACGGCGTCGCCAACGAGGACGACGAATACTGCGACTTCTACCGGGACGAACCCGATCCCTGCGATCTGCGTCAGCTCTGGTACGAGGAGCCCGCCACCGAACAGTTCGACGGAGAGGTGTCACGCGATGCCGATACCTGAGGGCATGGAAACAGCCGACGAGGGTCTGAATCATTCCCGCCTTCTGGGCCGGCTCGAAGCCGATGTGGCGTGGCTGGTTCGAGACATCGACGGCGCGACCACGCTGGAGGGTCTGCGGATGAGCGAGGCTCTGCGACGGGTCCGGGAATACCTGGCCGAGCAGTTCGACGGTGCCGATGAGGCTTGAACTCGACTTCCAGGACGACGTACCCGAAGGTTGGGTACCGCTCGAAGCCACCGTCGTCTACAAGGCGATGGACGACCAGGGCGTCGTTCGTCTCGGCCAAAGCAGCACCCCTTCCGTGAGTGGTTGGGAGGTAGCGGGGATGCTTCTCTGGGCTTTGGACGGCACCCGAGACGATCTGCGGGAGGCCACCGAGTGAGCCGGTGGCACTTCGGCAAGAAGTTCGTGCCCGGCGGCAAGACGAAGCCGTTCTGGTCGAACCAATGGCTCACCCATCCCTGTGGCGATTTGGCCCTCCCCTTTCGAGCTAGGCGTTCGAGTCATGACTGAGATCGAGCGCCAAGCCCTCCAGATCGTCCGCCAGATGCTCATCGGCGGCCTGGCCCAATCCGAGCACGACGACGTGCGCGACCTGGCCGGCGAGAGAATCGCCGCGATCGAACAGCAGCTCCTCTGGGCTTCGGAGTGTGACGAGTTCGGCTGCCACGGGCAGGAAACCGACCGGCCGTGACGAAACGGACCTCCACACACAACGAGCGGCCCGGGCGAGATTGGCGTCTCCCCGGGCCCGGCCGGAACCCCGTGGAGGTCCCGACATGCACCAGTCTGACGCGCGCTACGGCACCATCGAAACCCCCAGCGCACCCCTCGCCGACCCCGCCCTCATGGCCGCCGCCGGTTTCCTCGCCGGCTACTCAGGCACCACTCGGGCCGGCTACACCATCGACCTGCGCAACTACTGGACCTGGGCCGAACAGAACCGGCTCCACGTCTTCGAAGCACGGCGCCCCCACATCGAACTCTACGTACGCCACCTCGAAGACCACGGCTACGCCCGCAGCACCATTGGCCGGCGTCTCTCGACCGTCGCCAGCTTCTACAAGTGGTGCACCGACGAAGAACTCCTCATTCGCAACCCCGCCGCTAACGTGCGCCGCCTCAAGATCAGCCAGGACAGCACCACCCTCGGCCTCGACCGGCAGGAGCTCGGCCAGTTCCTCGTCGAAGCAGGCCTCACCGGTGGCCGCGACCACGCCCTCGCCTGCCTCCTCGGACTCAACGGCCTCCGCGTCTCCGAAGCCTGCGGGGCTGACATCGACAACCTCGGATTCGAACGAGGCCACCACACCCTCCTCATCGACCGGAAGGGCGGCAAACGAGCCCTCATCCCCCTCGCACCCCGCACCTACCGGGCCGTCGCCCTCGTCATCGACGACCGAGACAGCGGCCCGATCCTCCTCGGCAACGACGGCCTCCGCCTCGACCGGTTCGCTGCCTACCGGATCGTCCGACGCCTCGCCAAACGAGCCGGCATCAACCACCGGGTGCACCCACACTCGTTGCGTCACGCCTTCATCACCGCCGCCCTCGACGCCGGCGTACCGCTCAGGGACGTCCAGGAGGCAGCCAGCCACTCCGACCCTCGGACAACGAGCCGGTACGACCGGCACCGGGTCAGCCTCGACCGGCACGCCGCCTACACCGTCGCAGCCTTCATCGCTGGCGCCACCAACGGCAGATAACGGGCGGGCCCACCACGGGCCCGCCCTGGCAGCCCGAGCTGCGAGCAGCCCCCCGGGGAAGCACGAGGACCAGCCCGCCAGGGTACAGAACCCGGCATGACCCTCTGCCGGAATTGCGGGTTCGACCCACCCAAAGCACGCGGCCTCTGCTCCGCCTGCCTCGAACACGAACGATCCAAAGGCGTACCCCGACCCGCCGAGCTCATCCTCCGCCACATCGAACGCAAGATCTGGCGACCCACCAATACTTGACAACACCACACTCAAGTCTCCAGAATCACCACAGTGTCGGCCGGTCTGTCCCCAGGGCAGCCCGGCCGAATCGCGTCCAGAACGAGGAGAAGCAACATGGCTGGCGGTGTCGGCGACCAGGACGACGAGGATGCCGGGTAAGAAGTACGCCAGCATCAAGCGGCCCAGGATCTACGAAGCCCTCAAACGCAAGGGCATGAGCAAGACCAGAGCCGCCAGCATCTCCAACGCCATGGTCTCGAAGGGCAAGGGCAGGCAGAAGAAGTGAGCGGTTGGCAGGGCAGCAACCGGCAGCGCCGCCTCCCCGCCGACTGGGCCCAGCGCCGCGCCACCGTTCTCAAGCGCGACCCGATATGCCGGCTCCGCCTCGTATGTCATGGAGCACCCAGCACCGAGGCCGACCACATCCAGCCCGGCGATGACCATCGGCTCGCCAACCTCCAGGGCGCCTGCCACCCATGCCACGCTGTCAAGAGTTCCGCTGAGGGGCACGCCGCCCGCTACGCCTACTCCCGGCGCCGCCCGGCCGAACGCCACCCGGGCGTGGTCGCATGACCCTGGGTGTCCGATATGGGTGGGGGAGGACCCCTTCGTCCCTTTCCGCCGCACCGGCAGCGATAGCAGCTCGCTGTGCGTGCGGGTTTCCGAGAGCGGGCTGGGCCTGATGCCTCGTGGCCCGCTTCCCGATCCGAAACACCACCGGCGCAATGCTCCGACGATCCCGACGACGAATCTCCCGGCCGGTGGCCGTCAGGGTCCTGCGCCTCGGATCCCGAAGGGCTCGGTGGAGCTCGGGGCGGCCGGCCGGGCGTGGTGGCGGTGGGCGTGGTCGACACCTCAGGCGGCGGCATGGGATGCCGGGTCGTTCCAGGTCGTGCTGCGCCGGGCCCGCCTCGAGGACGCGGTCGCCCTGTTGGAGGAATTCGATCTGGGCGAGCCGCCGTCCGATCCAGCCGAGGTGCCTGAGTATCTCGAGACGCTCAAGTGGGTCATCCAGGTATTGAAGGGCGCGGCGACCGGGGTGCTCGGGGTGATGCGGGAGATGCGGGAGCTCGATGATCGGCTCGGTCTGACACCGAAAGCGATGGCGCAGCTTCGCTGGTCGATCGTTGCTGAAGAGGAGCCGGAGCGGGTGGCGGTCGAGGTGGTGGACCGGTTGGCTGAGCGGCGCCGGCGGTTGGCCAGTGCGTGAGCGGATCGTCGCCCCGGCACATGACCGGGACCGATCGCTCGGCTGGCTGGCCCTCGAGTGGATGGAGCACTTCTGTGTGCACGGCCCGGGTGACGTCGAGGGCCGCCCGCTGCTCCGCGACGCCTCGGATGGTCTTCCCCTGGACGACGAGTTCGCCGTGTTCGTGGTCGACGCCTATGCGCTTAACGAGCGGGGCCGGCGCCTGTACGACTCGGTGTTCTTGTCGCGGGCGAAGGGACGGGCGAAGTCGGAGCTGGCCGGGCTGCTGGCGTTGTGGGAGGGGATGGGGCCGTGCCGGTTCGCCGGGTGGGCGGAAGGCGGCGAGGTGTTGAAGTGGCGGGATTTCCGCTACGTGTACGTGGCCGGGGAGCCGATGGGTCGCCCGGTGACCTACCCGTTTGTGCGCTGCCTGGCTACCGAGGAGACCCAGGCCGGGAACACGTACGACAACGTGTACTTCAACCTGACCGAGGGGCCGCTGGCCGAAGGGTTGGCGAAGAACGCGGCGGGGCTGACCCGGATCTTCCTCCCGAACGGCGGGGAGATCGTCCCGTCGACCGCGTCCTCGTCGGCGAAGGATGGCGGGAAGGAGACGTTCACCGTCTTCGACGAGACGCACCTGTACCACTCGCCGGAGCTGCGCCGGATGTACGTGACGGTGGACCGGAACTGCCGGAAGCGGCGCGAGTCGACTCCGTGGGCGTTGCAGACGTCGACGATGTACCAGCCAGGGGAGGACTCGATCGCGGAGCGGACCCACGCCCGGGCGCGGGCGATCCTCGACGGGCGGGTCCGGGAGTCGCGCCTCCTGTTCGATCATCGGGAGGCGCCGGCCGATGTCGACCTGACCGATAAGGCCGCCGTCGTCGAGGCGCTGGGGGAAGTGTATGGCCCGTTCGCCGCGCAGATGGATCTCGACGGGATCGTCGAGAACGAGTTCTGGAACGTCGAAAAGGACGTGGAGGACTCTCGGCGCTACTTCTTCAACCAGCCGACCGCTGCCCGTGACGCCTGGATGACCCATCCTGACTGGGCGGCGTGCGCCGACCCGGAGCGGGTGGTCGCCGACGGGGACACGATCGTGATGTTCTTCGACGGGTCGAAGAACGACGACGCCACCGGCCTGGTGGGCTGTCGGGTCGACGACGGCCACGTGTTCGTCCTCGGCTGCTGGGAGAAACCGGAGCAGGCCGACGGGTGGGAGGTGCCGAGGGCTGAGGTCGACGTGGCGGTCCGGCAGGCATTCGACCGGTTCGATGTCGTCGCCTTCTACGCGGACGTCCGCGAGTTCGAGCAGTACGTCGACGATTGGGGGGCGGCGTTCCGCGACCTGCTTCTGGTCGACGCCACCCGGGGTGCCCATCCGCACCCGGTGGCATGGGACATGCGGGCGAAGACAGCTGACTTCACAGCGGCGTGCGCCCGTTTCCTCGTCGATGTCGACGATCGGGCCGTCTCGCACGACGGTGACAGCCGTCTCCGCCGCCACATCCTCAATGCTCGCCGGGCACCGAACAAGTGGGGCGTGTCGATCTCGAAATCGGGGAGGGAATCGCCGGACAAGATCGACCTGGCTGTATGTGCTGTCGGAGCTCGTCAGGCCCGCCGCGACGTCATCGACTCCGGGAAACTCGCCAAGCGGCGGGTCCGTACGGGGAAGGCGTCGTTCCTGTGATCCCTGAATCGGAAGTGGTCGACTGGACCCGCCGCCTCCTCAAGATCCGCAAGGCGGAATGCGATCAGCTGGACCGGATCCACATGTACTGGCGGGGTGAGCAGCCGCTGCCGGTCGTGCCGCGGGGTACACCGACCGAGGTTCGCCGCATGGCCGAGATGTCCCGCGTGAACGTGTTGCCATTGGTGGTCGATGTGCCGGCCCAGTCGCTCTATGTCGTCGGGTACCGCCAGGAAGGCGAGGGGAACGACGACCCGGCGTGGGAGATCTGGCAGGCCAACAAGCTTGACGCCCACCAGACCGGCGTGCACCGGGCCGCGCTCGGCTACGGAACGAGCTACACGGTGGTCGTCCCCGGTGATCCCCATTCGGTGATCCGGGGCGTGTCACCCCGGCGGATGACGACCCTGTACGGCGACGATCCGGAGTGGCCGGAGGCAGCGCTCGAGGTGCGCCGCACCGAAACGGGCGGCACGACCTATCGCCTCTACGACGACGCGCATGTTTGGTTCCTGGATGAGGACACGGCGAACATGCCGGCGGGGGAGAAGAACAACCCGGTGCTGGCCGGACCGCCGAGCGTGCACGGCGCGGGGGTGTGCCCGGTGGTCCGGTTCCGTAACCTCGACGACCTCGAGGACGAGGTGAACGGGGAGATCGCCCCGCTCATCCCGCTCCAGGACCAGATCGACTTCACCACGTTCGATCTGATGGTGGCGCAGCACTTCACGGCGTTCCGGCAGCGGTACATCATGGGCTGGTTGGCGCCGACGGAGAACGAGAAGGTCAAAGCGTCGGCGTCGCGGCTTCTCACCTTCGAGGACCCGGATGTGAAGGTGGGGGAGTTCGGTCAGACCGACCTGTCCGGCTATCTGGAGTCCCGTGAATCGACTCTGCAGCACCTGGCCACCATCTCGCAGACCCCGCCGCACTACCTGCTTGGGAAGCTGGTGAACCTGAGCGCGGAGGCGTTAGCGGCCGCGGAAGCGGGGCAGCGCCGCAAGATCGCCGAACGGGAGGTCCTCTTCGGTGAGGCGTGGGAACAGACCATCGCTCTCGCCGCCGGCCTCGAAGGGCTCGAGGTGTCGGACAGCGCACAGGTGCGGTGGCGCGACACCGAAGCCCGGGCCCTGGCCTCGACCGTCGACGCGCTGGGGAAGATGGCGCAGATGCTCAACGTCCCGCCTCAGGTCCTGTGGGAGAAAATCCCCGGCTGGACCCAGCAGGACGTGGAACGGGCCAAGGCGGTGGCGGCGTCGACCGATTCGATCGGGAGCCTGACCGCTCTCCTCGACCGGCAGATGGGTGCCATCCCGGCAGCGCCGGCGCAGAACGGGGCGGGTGGCTGATGGCCGTCACCACCGAGGCGGCAACGCTGACCGAGACCCACCGGCTGGCCCAGCTCGCGTTGCGGGCGGCGATCATCGACGCGCTGGTGCGGATCTGGCCGGCGTTCAATCCCGACGATCTGGTCGGGTCGTGGGCGACGATCGAACCGGCCCTCCTCGCTCTGATCGCGGCCGGGGGTCACACGTCGGCCGGGCTGGCCGCCGCCTACTACGACGAATTCCGGGCCGCCGAGCAGATCGCCGGTCGGGCCACCCCGGTGCTGGCCGCTCCGCCGCCGGTCGAGGATGCTGTCCGGTCGCTCCGGTTCGTTGGTCTGGTCGAAACCCGCCAGCTCATCGCGGCCGGCCGGGCCGACGCCGCCGAGGTGGCCTTCACCAACGTGTCCGGTGAGATGTCCCGCCAGGTCCTCAACCAGGGCCGCGACACCCTCGTCGTCTCGGTTGAAACCGACAGGCAGGCACTCGGCTGGGCCAGGGTCACCGATTCGAAGCCGTGCGCGTTCTGCCGGATGCTCGCTTCCCGCGGCCCTGTCTACTCACGGGGCGGAGGGTTCTCCGCCCACGGCCACTGTGGCTGTTCCCTCGAGCCGGTCTACTCGGAGGATCAGCCGTGGCCCGGCCGGGCCCGCGAGTTCCGGGCCCAGTGGGACGAAGTCACCGAAGGGCTGTCCGGGGCGGATGCCCGGCTGGCGTTCCGCCAGCACGTCGAAGGTCGCAGCAACTGACTTCTCGGGCCGTGATGGCCCACACCATGAAAGGACGGCCGTGATGGCTGACGACAACAACACCACGCCCGAGACGGGCGACGAAACCGAAGACAAGCCGCCGACGCCTCGCTCCGATGACCACGATGTCGAGAAGCTCAAAGCGGCGCTCCGCAAAGCCAACAAGGAAGCGGAACAGTTCCGCCTGAAGCTGAAGGAGTTCGAGGACCGCGACAAGACCGAGTCGGAGAAACTCGCCGATACCAACCGCTCCCTCGAGGAACGGGCCCGGAAAGCGGAGATTGACCTGTGCCGCTACCGGGTGGCGATGCGGAAAGGCCTGACCGAGACGCAGGCCCGCCGCCTCGTTGGTGAATCCGAAGAGGATTTCGAATCGGACGCCGACGAGCTCGTCGCCGCCTTCAAGAGCAGCAGCGAACCGGAGGCCACGCCACCCGCGACGGGTGGGAGGCCCAAGGAGAAGCTCCGCCCGGGCGCGGTGTCTGACGCCGAACCCGATCCGGATCCGGCGGAGGTCGTCGCTGCGATCCCACGTTTCTAGCCACACCGCCTGTGCTCCGCGCCACGGGGCCAGTTGCGGCCAATACATCGACCGTAGGAGGTCACCGTGGCGAACACGTTCCTGAAGCCTGAAGTCATCGCCCGCACCGCGCTGCAGCTCCTGCAGCGTGAGATCGTCCTGCCCCGTCTGGTGTGGCGGTTCGGCCAGGCCGATTTCCAGGGCGCCAAAGACGACACGATCACTCTGCGGGTCCCCGCCGTTCTGACCGCCCGCGACTACGAGTGGCGGACCCGGAACGCGGCGATCGTCATCGACGACCTGACCGAAACCGGAGTCGACGTCACACTCGACACGCACCCCTATTCGGCGGTGGCGGTCACCGACGAACAGCTGACTCTCGACATCGTCAACTTCGGCGCCCAGGTCCTCCAGCCGCAGGTACGGGCCGTCGCCGAACGGCTCGAGAACCTGATCGCCACCACGCTCGGTGGGGCGATCGTCCCCGCTGCAGCCGAAATTGCCCACACCATCGGCACCACTGACGGCTACACCACCGCAGTCAACGCCCGCAAGGTGTTGAACATGCAGAACGTCCCGATGGCCGGCCGGGTCATTCTTCTGGGCGCCAACCTCGAGGCGGACTTCCTCAACTCCGACCATCTCACCCTGGTCGACCAGTCCGGGTCAGACTCGGCGCTGCGCGACGGCACCCTCGGCCGCATCCTCGGGTTCACCGTCGTCACGTCCAATGCGATCGACCCGGATATCGGCTATGCCTTCCACGCCACCGCCGTCGCTTTCGGCAACGTTGCCCCGACCGTTCCCGACGGTGCGACCTTCGGTGCGTCGGAATCGACGGACGGGCTGGCCATGCGGTGGATCCGGGACTACGACCCCAACTATCTCCGGGACCGCTCGGTCGTCTCCTCCTTCGCCGGCGCCGCGTCGGTCGAGGAAGACGGCGAGAACAAGCGGCTGGCCAAGATCAACATGGCGGCCTCGTAGCCATGGCGCTGCCTGCGCTCGTATCGCTCGACGATTTCGCGTTGCGACTCGGGGGGATCGCCGCGGCCGACGAGGACCGGGCGCAGGCAGCCCTGAACGACGCTTCGGCTCTCATCCGGGCCGAAGCGGGCGACGAGGACTGGGTCGACGCCGACGGCGGCCTCGAGGAAGTCCCCGACGTCGTCGCCGCCGTCTGCGTGGCGGCGGCCATCCGGGCGTTCCGCAACCCTGACGGGGTCCGCCAGGAAACGATCGGGAATTACTCCGTCGCCTACGCCGACGCCTCCACCGCCGTGTTCCTCACCGAAGGGGAACGGCGCATCATCCGCCGCGCCGCCGGTGTCAGCGGTCTCAACTCTGTCGCTCTCGAGGGGGAATGGACGCTCAACCCGGCCGTGTATGTCCCGGTCGAAGGCGGCGGCGACGATTTCCCGTTGGGTGTTCCCGAAGGTGATCTCGGATGGCGACTGTCCGGATCCAACTGACGCCCGGCTACGAACAGGCCCTGGCTCGCACCCCGGCCATGGTCGAGCTCCTACGGAAGGCCGGCGAACACGTCCAGGACCAGGCGGAACGGCTCGCTCCCCGCGACCCCGGCCTCCCCAGGGACCGGCAACGCCACTACGCCGACATGTTCGACACCCAGGCCGGTCTCGACCGGGGAACCGCCCGGGCCACCGTGAACAACCGCCACTTCATCGCCCTGTTCGTCGAGTTCGGCACTGTCCACAATCCGCCGCTCGCTGTTCTCCGCCGGGCGCTCGACGCCTCCCAAGGCCGGGCATTGTGAAGCGACCCGAGAACCGGGCGGGGCCGTGGCTGTCGACCGCCCACGGCGATCAGCACAAGCCGGGTGGTGGCGACGAGCTCACCGCCGCTGATATCGGCGCCGCGCCCATTGAGCACACCCATGCCGCCACCCCCGGGGCCGAGCCGACCGCTCTATCCGACCTCGTCGGCGCTCTGCAGGCGGAAATGGCTGTTCTGCGAGCCGAGTTGAAGGCTCACAAGGCCGCCAAGGCGGGAGTCGTCCACAAATGAGCCTTCAGACCATGCTCACCGAACAAGCGACCATC